TCAGCACATATTAAATAATTCTTATCATAATTTGGATAATCCCATATCCAAAGGTTTCTATCAAATCCACTCTTCTCATTTGGTTCACAACATATGTTTTCTTTATACCACTCTAATATGGCAGGATCAACAACTGAACGACCAGAACTTAGAAAGTCAGCATCACATTCTTGAGCAGCTTTACTTGGTCCTAATATTCGGTCTTGTTCCCTTCTCCAACTTTCATCTCTCTCAGGATGATCTGTCCAATGAAGTTTGACAGTATTAAACTTATTTAAACCATCTGTAGCATCCATCCAAGTTTTGTGAAACCAATTACCAACACCGTTGGGTGTGGATATAGCAATACATTTACCACCAGTAGCCAATGTCTGTTGTGCAGCAGTCCAAATAGTATCAATCTTGTCTATAAAAGCAGCCTCGTCTAAGATGAGTAGAGATAGTGCTTCTGAACGACCAGCAGATTCATTAGAAGCAATTGCTTTTATCTGACTACCATTCTTGAAAATAAGTGATAGTTTGTTGTTTTCAACAATAGCAGTTTTTAACCATTGTGGTAATCCCTCATACATAATACGAACTTTTGTTACCAAGTTCTTTGCTGTATCTTTTGCGGTAGCGATACATAGGATATTTTTGTCTGGATTAAACAACATCATCCATAATGAGTAAGCAGCTGTTAAAGTTGATATACCTAACTGACGAGATTTTAGAATCACATTATAATCATGTTGACCATACTCATCTAACACATCATACTGATAAGGAAAAAGTTTAAACTTTATCTTACCCCTCTGAGGATGTTGTATCACACAAAACTCATTAATAAAGTATGAAGGATCTTTAGCACACTTTAAATAATTTTGTTTTATTGCTTGTTTTAAATTACTCATTTTCTATGTTCATGGTTTGCAATAGCATTTGCTACAGTTTTATCAAAAGGACTATCGGCATTTTCTACACCGCTCATTTCTGACTCATATTCAGCAAGAACAGCTTCCCATCTTTTAGTTTCCATTTCTTTAACCCAATCTTCCCATTTACCTTGTCTTTTTAAATCTACTTCAAAATCTATCTGACAATAATAGCATCTACCCATTCTATTATATGTGTCTTGGTCAATTGTTTTAAGAATAAGTTTTTCACAATCGTTACATTTATCAAATCCTCTTGGTGGTATTTTAGTAATTTGTTTTCTTTTACCATCTTCTATTTTCCAACTACGACCACGAGCATCTGTCCACTCTTCACCTTCTTTTCTTTGTTGAACTGTTTTACCTTCATATCCTTTTTGTATAGGACGATTGTAAATACCCTTTACCATCTTTTGAATTTTTTCTATATTACTCATTATGTAACTCCTTACTTGCGTAATCACTTAATACATCGGGTAGAAAAGCGTGAATAAAAAGTGCACCACTTAGTTTCATAGCTCTCCACCAATGTTCCCAATAACCCAATCCATTTTCATCTAAATGTTTCATTAAAAAAACATTAAACCTGTTATTTGATTTATAGGAGCAAAAGCACCTGTAAACTTATAAATATTTCCGTTATACTTAAATACCAATCCTTCAGTTGGAACGATAGCATCAAACCCACCGATAGCATTTAATCTATCTAATTGTATCTTTAACTTGTTTAACTTCTTTAGGTCACCACCACTTCTTATATCAGAAATAGCAGACTTAAGTTTCTTTCTCATATTTTGTACTGACTTTGCTGGATTGACAGCCAACCATCCATCCATATTCTTCATTATTTCAGCACCGACCTCAAAGAACAATTCTTCAAATGGTTTCATATTTTCTTTTACCATTCTAGCATGGTCTAACTTGTCCGTAGTCAAAGTCCAATCTAAAAACTTATCGTTTTGTATTGTTGCTTTCATATCTCTTACTGAATATGACTTATCAAAGAAAGCCCATCTCATCGTAAGTCTCTTAAGAACATTTGCTGGTATTTTATATTTAAATTGTTTAGCAGCATTAAAAATATACTCTTCCCAAAATCTC